TCAAGACGTCGTGGCCGTTGACGGCAATCGTCAACCAAACGACGTCTTCAAACCGGCCCGTATCGTCTTCTCGACGATGAACCAGCGCACTTACCTCGTGCGCGTTGTGCACAGACACCATCATATTCGGCTGTTCCGGCGGCATGCGTCCTCCATCCGATAAGCGCGTCAAAGCGACGCGCTAAACACATTGCGAAAAACGCAGTTGCATGTCAATGCGTTTTTCGCACATTCTCGCCCCTACGGATTTATGCAAGGGTGACGCAAAATGCGGCGCAACGGCACCGCGACCACACCAGCAGCACAAGTGATCAAGCTTTTCGGCGGCACCGAAGCCGTCGCAGCAATCGTCGGCCTAAGCGCCTCGCGCGTCTATCGCTGGACACGACCGCGATCGCGCGGCGGCACTGACGGACTCATCCCATCTCGATATCAACCCATCCTGCTCGCGGCCGCGCGTAAACGCGGCATCGCGCTAACGCCTGCCGATCTTGTGCCAGACTGGCACACATGACCACCCTCCGCCCCTATCAGCAGGACGCGATCGCACGCCTACGCGCGGCATACGCTGCAGGCGCGCGCGCGCCCTTGCTGGTTATGCCCACAGGCGCAGGCAAGACCGTGGTCTTCGCACACGTCTGCGCGTCGATCCTCGCACGTGGCCGCACCGCTCTTGTCCTGGTGCATCGCCGCGAGCTCATCCGCCAAGCTGCCGCGAAGCTCCACGCGGCCGGTGTCGCGCACGGCATCATCGCGCCAGGCTTCACACCGACGCGCGATCCAATCCAAGTAGCGTCCGTCCAGACGCTGCAGCGCCGTCTCGCGCATCTGCCACTGCAGCACGTCGACCTGATCGTGATCGACGAAGCTCACCACGCGAGCGCCGGGTCGTGGCATCGAATCATCTCCGCGTTTCCGAACGCGCGCCTGCTCGGCGTCACCGCGACACCCGAACGGCTCGACGGCAAGGGCCTCGGCAGACACACGGGCGGCTGCTTCGACGCGCTTGTCGAGGGGCCGTCCATCGCTGACCTAGTGCGCGGCGGCTACCTGGTGCCCGCCGAGATATACGCTCCATCCGACGCTCCAGACCTCTCGCGGGCTCGCGTGCGCGCTGGCGACTGGGCGCGCGACGACCTCGAACACTTGCTCGATCGCCCGCAGATCGTCGGCTGCGCGGTCGAACACTACGGCCGACTGTGCCCGGGTCAGCCCGCGATCGCGTTCTGTGTCTCAGTCCGCCACGCGCACGACGTCGCTGCCGGATTCCGTGCGGCTGGCTGGCGTGCTGCGGCCGTTGACGGCAGCATGGGAACTGCCGAACGCGATCGAGCGATCGCAGGCCTCGCTGACGGATCGGTGCAGGTGCTGACGTCGTGCGACCTGATCTCCGAGGGCCTCGACGTGCCTGCCGTCCGCGCCGTGCTTCTGCTGCGGCCAACCATGAGTCTCGTCCTCCACATGCAACAGATTGGGCGCGGCATGCGCCCAGCCGCTGGCAAGCCATCATTGATCGTGCTCGATCACGCCGGCAACGTTCTGCGCCACGGTCTGCCGGACGAGCCTCGCGCGTGGTCACTAGACGGCGCGAAGGCAAGACGTGCCGCCGCAACGCGCGCGCTGCCAGCGTTGAAACGCTGCCCGGCGTGTTTCGCCATCCACAAGCCCGCGCCACGTTGTCCTGCCTGCGGCCACGTCTACGAATCCGACGCGCGGCAGGTGCGGCAGGTGGCTGGCGAACTAACAAAGCTTGATCCCGGCCGCATCGCGGCGTTGCGCAACACACCGCTGCGAACACTGCTTCGCACGGCCCGCACCGAAGCCGAACTGCGCGCGATCGCTGCAGCTCGTGGATACAAGCCAGGCTGGGTATGGCACATCCAACAGAAACGGAGACAGCGCGCATGACGTCGGAATCTGACTTGCTACGCATGACGCTTGCCACGATTGGAGCGCGGCCAGATGTCCGGCTGTTCCGAAACCACGTTGGTGCGGGATGGACAGGTCGGGCTATTACGTCGTCGCGCCGCGAGATCGTCATGATCGCCAACGCGCAACGCTGCACGTTTGGCCTTGCACTAGGCTCCTCCGACCTAATCGGATGGCGATCCATCGAGATCACGCCAGACATGGTCGGCAAGCGCGTCGCCGTGTTCGTTGCCATCGAAACAAAGTCACCGCGCGGCCGCCTGACACCTGAGCAACGCGCCTTCATCGAAACAGCCAAGCGAATGGGCGCGCTTGCTGGCGTCGCGCGATCAGTCGAGGAGGCCACAACAATCGTGGAGGGGAAACATGACTGAGCAACTCGAGCAACTGATCCGCCGCCGCCTTAACATACTTTGGCACCTGGCGAGCACGAAACCGCGCGCGGAACGCGCCCGGCTGATCGAGCTGGAAACGTCGATCATCTGCTCGCACGTCGCGCACGCTCTCAAGCGCGCTGCCGAACTGGAGGACCAGCGCCATGAGTGACCGACGCGCCCTGCAGATTGAACTGCTCAAGGCAATCCTGATCGAGATCGAGTTGCGCGAAGCAACCGCTGCTGACGCGCTGATCGCGCTGACAGCGGCGTTGGCAACATGCATTGAGGCCGCGCTCGAACAACACGGCAAGCCTGACCGCGCCGCGAAGTGCGCTCTCGATCTGCTTGTGGAGCGGTTGAACGCAATCCGCAACAAACACTAACCGGGAGATCGTCATGGCGCACGACGTCGACTTCGACGCGATCGCACGCGCCGCCGTGAACGCAGCCGACAGCTTGCTTCATCGCTGGCTGCCAGGCGGACGATGCGTCGGCGCAGAATACGTAGTGCGCAACCCTAAACGGGCTGACCATCAGCCCGGATCGTTCAAGATCAACACGCAAACCGGCGTGTGGGCTGACTTTGCTACCAATGAACGCGGCGGCGACCTGATATCCCTGCGCGCTTGGCTCGACAACACGTCGCAGATCGACGCTGCTCGCGCGATCGCCGCCGAACTCGGCATCGCGAACCGTGATGCCGCGAAGATCAACGGCCACGCACATAACGTCGCGTCATGGCGCGCGATCGTGCCAGTGCCTGATGACGCTCCGCCACCGCCGACACGGCACCACAAGCTCGGCGAACCATCGCACATAGCAGAGTATCGAGACGCTGCAGGCCGCCTCCTCTGCGTGATCCACCGCTACGAACCGCCGGGCGCGCGCAAGCAGATTCTGCCGCTCACCTACTGCACAGACGGCACGCGCACGGAATGGCGCTGGCAATCTTTGCCGAAGCCGCGCCCGCTCTACGGCCTTGACCTGCTCGCCGCGCGACCGGACGCGCCGGTGCTAATCGTCGAGGGCGAACCGAAGTGCGATGCAGCTCGACGCCTCATCGGCGACCGCGTCGTCGTGATCGCCTGGCCAGGCGGTGCGCAGGCGGTCAAGCACGCCGACTGGTCACCCCTGGCAGGCCGCACGGTGGCGATCTGGCCAGACGCGGATCAACCAGGCCTGGCCGCTGCCGACTGGATCGCCGACCGCCTGGTCAAGCTCGGCGCGCTCAAGATCGGCGTGGTCACGCCGCCTGCTGGCGTAGCCGAGGGCTGGGACCTGGCAGACGCGGAGCGCGAGGGATGGACGGGTGATCGCGTCATGGCGCATCTCCGCACCCACACCGCGCGGCAGGAAGTGCCGCAGGAACCTGCGCCAATTGACGATCCATTGCCCGACGTGCCGCCGCCATCCCCAGACGACACGCACCAGCCGCTGCAGCCGTCCGACGCGCCGTTCCGCGCTCTAGGCTACGATCGCGGAAGGTATTTCTTTCTGCCCGCCAGCGCGCAGCAGGTCGTCGAGCTTGGCCCGCGCGACCTCGATCGCATGGGATGCCTGCTGCAGCTCGCGCCGCTGAGCTGGTGGCAGATGTGCTACCCCTCGCGCGATGGCGTCGCCACGCGCGCCGCTGCTAACGATCTCATTCAGTCCTGCCACCGCGCTGGCGTATTCGATCCAGCGCGCGTTCGCGGACGTGGCGCGTGGGTCGATCAAGACCGTGTCGTCCTGCACCTCGGCGACCGTCTGCTAGTCGACGACACCGAATACGACGTGGCCGCGTTTTCAAGCGTGCACATATACGAGCGCGCGCGGCCTCTCGCACTGCGACTGGGCGAGCCTTGCACCAACCGGGAAGCAGCGCGCCTAATCGACGTCTGCTGTCATGTGTCGTGGGAACACCCTGATGCAATGGGCCGACTGCTTGCAGGTTGGCTGGTGATCGCACCGGTCTGCGGCGCGCTCGCATGGCGGCCACACATTTGGATCACCAGCGAGCACGGCGCCGGCAAGACCTGGGTGCTCGACAACATCGTTAAGCCGACACTCGGCGCAATCGCGCTTCACGTGCAGTCAAAGACAACCGAAGCCGGACTTCGCGGAGAACTCGGACTGGATGCTAGGCCGATAGTATTCGACGAAGCCGAAACACAAAACACTCGCGACCGCGACAGACTACAGCAAATATTGGACCTCGCCAGGCAAGCATCCAGCGAAACCGGCGCGGCCATTTTGAAGGGCACACAAACCGGCGGCGTGAAGCGATACAGCATCCGCTCGTGCTTCGCGTTCAGCTCGATCAATGTCGGGCTGGCGCAAGCCGCTGACGAAAGCCGCACCATCGTCCTGTCGATCTCACCGCCGTCCAATCCGGACGCGCGCAACCAGAGCTTCGCCGAACTGAAAGCGCTTGTCGCCGACGTGATCACGCCGGACTTCTCCGCACGCTTGCTCGCGCGCACGCTGAAACTGCTACCAACTCTGCGCGCGAACGCAGAAACGTTCGCCGCCGCAATCGCACGACACTACGGGTCACGTCGCCTAGGCGACACACTCGGTGCAGTTCTTGCCGGCGCATGGTCATTGCGATCGTCACGACTGGTGTCAGTCGATGAGGCTGACGAGATCGTCGCCGAGCGCGAGTGGGTGCGCACGACTGCCGAGCGTCACACAGCCGATCCTGACTGGTCACGCGCGCTCGCACACCTGGCACAGATCGAGATTCGGGTTGCGAGCATCAACAGCGGCCGCCTCGAACCGGTCAGCTTCGGTGAGATAGTTTCGGTGCTCACTGGCGCATCCAAAGACGCAAATCTAACACTGGAAGAAATACGCAAAGCCTTCCTACGCGCCGGCGCGAAAGTCGAAACAATCAACGGCCGCGAATACGTTGCGGTAGCAAAGCAGTCCGAAGCCATCCGACGTGGATTCGCAGGAACGCCATGGGAGTCATCCTGGTGCGACGCTCTGCTTCGTGTGCCTGGAGCAGCACGGCATCCAGTCGGCGCACCAAGGTTCGGAGCGTTCACCTCACGCGCAATTGTGTTGCCAGCCGAGAAATTCTGCTAACGTGGCGCGAACCGGCCTCGTGTCACGGTCGACCATCACGCCGGACGTGACACGTAAGTGACTGATCCAAAACAGTTTTGGTCAAAAATGTCACGGTGGGCCAGTTGGAGCGTGACACCTAACCCATTGAAACAAAAGGGTTGTCACGCTTGTCACGCTTGTCACGCTGAAACACACACCCATACACGCACGCACACGCGTACGCGTACGCACGCACACACGCACGCACGCACGCACGCGCACGCGTATATATATCTATATACTGTGACATGTGTGACAGTGTGACAACCACGCCGAATCAATGGGTTAGGTGTCACACGATGCGGTGTCGCAATGTGACACGTGTGACATCTTGAAAATAAAGGAAAATCCGGCGCATGACTAGGAAAAAGGCCGCTTCCAGACCGAAGCCAACACCAGCACCAGACACGCAGGCGTCTCAAAAACGGCCGCTAAGTGTTTGGCTCCGCATACGCGACCCACACACCGGACGACACGTCACCGTCCGCCGCACCCTGTCGCCGGTGGATGTCATGCTTCGCTCAGGTTCGATCACGGCCGCCATGGCCGCTGCTGCGGATGCGTTCTATACCGCATTCCGCGTCGCAGCGCTCGACCCGCTGCGGGCGCAGTCGTTCGTTCGCGTGCCAGCCACCACCGGCGACAGCCTGACCGAGCGCGTCGAGGCCGCTCGCCACCGCATCGCGCAGGCCATGGCCGCGCTCGGAGGCCAGGACAGCCCGGCCGGGTCGTGCGTCTGGCACGTGATCGGCTGCGAGACCTCGATTCGCGAATGGGCCGCGCGCTGCGGCTGGAACGGCCGCCCGATGACCCATGCCCGTGCCCAGGGCGTCCTAGTCGCCGCGCTCGGCGTCCTGGCCCGGCACTACGGGCTGGACAGGCACCAAGGCGCCCGCCGTGTCGAAAAATCTTGACACTGGACTCCGAATTCGCTAGCGCGCGACTAGCGTGCCGAACTGCGCGCT